TTGCAATACTTGCGGCAAAGGTAACAGCGCAGACAACAGCCGCACAGGCAAAAGGTCAGATAGATGCAGCCAAGAGAAACGCTGACTACTTAAAAACATTTTTAGAGTTTGTAGAAATACCACAGCGCAAGATTGCAGAGTTCTTTGAAGGCTTCATAAATGGTAGCATTGTACTACTTAACAAATTAGGTTTTGACTTTGAGAAGATAGACATCGTAAGCAAATTTGATGATGTAAATAATTTTATTGTCAAAAAGATATTTGATCCTGAGCAGGTAGAAAAGGACACGGCAGCAGCAACAGCAGCAGCAGAAAAAGAATTGGTTGCTCTTGAGAATACACGTGATGGATTGTTGAATGCACGTGACGCAAAGAATAAAGCAGCAGCACAAAAGGCAGCAGCGGATGCTAAGAGTGCAGCAGAAAAAACAGCAGCAGCGGAACTAAAAGCACAAGAAGAAGTAAGTGCTTTGCTTGATAAATTATACGAAGAAAATGTTAAGGAATTTGAAGATGCTGAAAAGAAAAAAACAGCAGCCGCAGAAGCCGAAGCGGATAAAAGAAAAAAGGCAGAAGAGGATTACAACGCTGCTATAACCGCACTACGCATTGAGCAAGACACAGCCAACCTTACGCAGGATCAAAAGGATGTTATTGCGATTGACAATAAGTATTTAGACCTACGCGAGAAAGCAATAGCGGCAGGTCAAAGCACAGTTGAAATTGATGCAGCATACAAGGCTGCACTGGAGGCACAAGAAATAACATCTGCTGAAAAAACACAAGCAATTAAAGTACAAAGCTTTCAAAAAGGTTTAGACTTGGCACAAAGTGCATTGTCAGTACTGCAAGCTTTCAGTGATGCATCAACTAAGAATGGTGATCGTGACGCAAAGAAAAAATTCAAAACAGATAAGGCACTTGCTATTGGTGCAGCTACTGTACAAACTGCGTCTGCCGTAACAGGTGCATTAACCGCGGGTGGTAATCCGATTAAGCTAGCAACAGGTGCGCAATTTGTTGAGGCAGGTATTGCCGCTGCACTAGGTTTGGCACAAATACTTAAGATTAAAAATTCTCAATTTGGTGGCGGTGCAACAGGAGCCAATGACACGGCATCTTCTGTACCATCTACAGGCGGTGGGGGTAACACAGGCTCACAACCTGCGCAGTTTAATCCACTTGCTTCATCATTCTTACAAGACAGACCTGATCAAGTTACACCACGTGCGTATGTGCTGGCAGGTGACGTGGCATCACAGCAAGAAGTGCGCACAAAGGTTGAGGACTTGTCACGTATCGGATAAATAAAATATATTTGTAATATGGAAAAAAGAAAAGTAGTTAAATGTGTGATAGATGCAGAGGGTAGACTTGGCATCACGGCAATGGGTTTGGTTGACACACCTGCAATAGAAGAGAACTGGATTGCGTTAAGCAAAATGCAGCTTGCAAAAGTGGACAAAGAAAGGCGCATGATGTATGGTGCTGCATTGATACCTGATAGGGAGATACTGCGCTATGATGAGAATAACGAACCTTACTATGTGTACTTTGAAAAGGCAACAGTGCAACAGGTGGCACATCAGTTTTTCAAAAAGAACTTGCAGCACACAACCAACTTGCAACACGAAGTACCAGTCACGGGTGTGACCGTTGTTGAATCATGGATAAAAGAAGGCAAGAATGATAAGAGCATTGAACTTGGCTTGAATGATTTGCCTGATGGCACGTGGTTTATTGGTACGCACGTAGACGATGACAGCGTGTGGCAAGATGTGAAAGAAGGCAAGGTAAAAGGTTACAGCATAGAAGGATTTTTTAATGAAGTTGGTGTGGCTATGGCAGGTGTGAAAAACTATGAGGCTGAATTGGTCCATGAGTTAGATCAACTATTGAAAAGTGTAAACCCATCCAAATGAAAATAAATGCAGTTAAGTTCAAAGACAAATCGTCATTTGAAAAAAACAAAACAAAGAGCAATGTTGTTGCTATTCATGAGCCATTCAACATCATTGTGTTTCAAGATTCACAACCTGTTAAGGCTAATGCTACCAAAGTATCGCAGATATACGAGGTAGACAAGGCACAAGACAACATACCAACTGGACTTGCTATTGCTATTGCAAATGACTACAAAGCTGCTTATGCTTACTTGCAAAAAAACAAAGTAGTGGTATTGGATGAATTTGAAATCACTAAAACATTCTTTGTTGAAGTACCTGCCTTTGCAAGTTATGATGAATTCTATTTGTCAATGATGAGCAGTAAGTTGTTCATTAGTGTTGAGCCTGACTACATACAGCAATTTGAAGTAGATGCAGATGCATACGCATACGATGCACAGTGGCACTTACCAAATACAAAAGCAAAAGAAGCATGGTCACTAATTGGTGCTAATGCTTACGGGGAAGTTGCAGTACTTGACATCGGTTGCGAGGTTGATCACGAAGATTTGATAGGTACTATTAGTGCTACCAGTTGGAACTGCGTAACTGATGCAGCGGATGTAAGACCTGTAAGTGAATTCGAAAAGCATGGCACTTGTTGCAGTGGATTGATATGCGCAAGCACAGATAATGGCATAGGTGTTTCATCACTTGGAAACAATAAATTGAAAGTGCAATTTTTGCACATTGGTTATGGCAGCACAGCAGGTGGTAGCTTCGGCACATCAGATACAATCGTAACACGTGCAATCAATAAAGCAATAGCCAACGTGAATTGTGTAGCTGTGTCAATGTCATGGGGTGGCGGTGGTACTACAAGCTATCCGTTATTCCAAAATGGACTTACAGCTGCAAAGACATTTGGTCGTGGTGGTAAAGGCATTCCGATTTTTGCAAGTAGTGGCAATCAGAATAACGGCAACTTCACACAAGCACCTGCAATCTATCCGATGGTGCATGCAGTTGGTGCATCAACCACTGCAAATACACGTGCAACTTTTAGTAATTACGGACCAAAAACATTTGCTGCAACGCCCGGTGTTGGATGCCCTACAACTGATCGCATGGGTGCATTTGGTTACAACACAACAAGCAACTATACTAACTTCAGTGGCACATCATGTTCATGCCCTGTAATGGCTGCAATAGCAGGTAGTGTGATACTTGCTAATCCATCACTAACAGAGGCACAAGTAACAGATGTGTTGCGTCAATCTGCACGCAAGACTGGTGGATATGTTTACGATGCGCAAGGCAAAAGTGCTGAACTTGGCTATGGTGTGTTGGACATGTTTAGTGCTGTGACAATAGCAAAGACATTAGGTGGTGGTGATCCCGTGCCGGTGCCTGTTGCTGAATACAATTTGTTTGGTACGATAGCCACACCGGCAAGTGGTGTGCAAGGTGCGAGCGTGAATGTAACTTACACGGTGAACATTGACAAGGTGCAAACTACCGATGTAACTACTACAGTGCAGTTGACATTTACACGACCTGATGGAACTAAGTTATTATTTTACACTGGCAGCGTGACCATTGCAAAAGGGCAAAGCAGCACTACTATGAATACAAGCTTTGGTTTGCCAAACAATCAAACGGGCAATAGTCTTTTCTCACTTACCATTGATCCTAACATGGTGATAATTGAGACTAATGAAAATGACAACACGATAAGCACAGGCTGCACAATTACTGCACTCAATCCACCTGTTAGTGGTGTTGACATGGAAGTAAAAGTAACTGGCTACACATGGTTGGATGCAACACGTGTGCGCATGAATTACACAGTGTGGAATCGTGGCACTGTTGCAGTGACTTCATGGAAAGCAACCTATGGTTTTGAAGGTGGTACGGTTGGTGTTTGGAATCGTGCAGACCAAATACAAGTAGGACAAAGCATGTCTTTTGCTAGTGTAATGTATCCACCTGCATCACTTACCTTCCCACGTAATTGGAACATCACAATAGTTGCAGTCAATGGTGTGCCTGATTCAAACAGCAACAACAACAGCAGCACTATACAAGTCGTCAAATAGATGTAGTGGTTAGAGTTTTGGTTATAAAAAAAAGGATCTAAACGTAGATCCTTTTTTTTTGTTTGTCAACCTAGACAAATTATCAAAGTGCAATGGACCGAAAGTATTCGGCAAGATTCATCTTCGATGTTTTTGCATTTTTACTTACCAGTTTGTATTGCTTTTCAGTCAATCTTACTGATACTTTCTTTGTGAATGTTTCTGGTGTTTTCATAAATGTTGTATTTAATTACACTGCTAAGATAATTAAAAAGTTGGATGTAACAAAACGAGGTATTTGCTACAATAGTCAAATATCCAACAATGTCAAACATCAAAGAACAAATCAAAAGCGTATTTAATAAATACGGAATTGACCCATCAACAGTTGGTATCAAGTTCGAAGAAGAAGCCACAGCGGAAGCCACAGCGGAAGCACCTGCAACTGAATTAAAGTTTGCAGTAGAAGGCACTTTGAGCGATGGTACTAAAATCTATTCAACCGCTTCCGAGTGGGTAGCAGGTGTAGACATCTACACGCAGGATGCAGAAGGCAATCCCGTAGCAGTACCGGCAGGCGAATACATGCTTGAGGATGGTATCACTATGGTTACAGTAGGCGAAGATGGTATGGTTGCAATGATCGGTGAGATGGAAGTTGAAACCGAGATGAGCAGCGAGGACCTTGTAGCTGTAATCGGTCAACTGTCCGAGCGCATTGCTGCACTTGAGACTGATAAGACTGCACTATCTACCGAGCTTGCTGCAATTAAGACTGAGCTTTCATCAGTTAAGAAAGCGCCTGCCGTGCCTTCGGTAAAATCACAAGAATTTAAAAAGAATGTTTCACCTGTAGTTGCATCGAATGGTAACACGTTCAGTGACTTCATGGAAACTATTCGTTCCAAAAACGTAAATTAATTCACCTCATAAATTTTAATTAAGTATGCCAACAACAACTTCACTCACCACCACCTATGCAGGTGAATTAGCTGGTGAAATCGTAGCAAAGGCGTTATTGTCAAACGTATCCGCAGGGTATGTAACAATGAAGCCAAACGTACCTTACAAATCTGTAGTGCGTAAAATTGATGACACTGTAACATTTGCAGCAGGCACTTGTGATTTTACTCCAACAGGTACGATCACATTGACCGAGCGCATTTTGACTTTGGAAGAGTTCCAAGTACAACGTCAAATCTGTAAAAAAGATTTCTTCATTGACTGGACAACACGTGATGTGATGAGTGGTCGTGTGAACACACAAATCCAAGATGCAATCATTGAGCGTTTGACTGGTGGTATTGCCGCTGCAAACGAGACCATAATGTGGTCAGGTGTAAATGCAACTGTAGGTCAGTACGATGGCTTTGAGACTTTGATTCTTGCATCTGCTGCGGTATCTGCTGGATCAGGTGCAATCACTTCAGGTAACATCATCGCTACCATTTGGGACATCATCAACACTGCACCTGCTGCCGTGAAAGGTGCTGCTGAAAAGCCTGCAATCTACATGGGACAAGCTGCGTGGGAAGCATATATGCAAGCACAGTTGGCTGATGGTAACGGATGGTACAACACGGCTGGTCCTGAAGTATCAAAGCGTTTCGTGGGCATGTACGAAATCTATGTATGTCCGGGCATGAGTGCAAACAGAATCATATTCTCGCAGAAATCTAACTTGATGCTTGGCACTTGGCAAGAGAATCAGTTGAACGAAGTGTTCATTCTTGACATGCAGAATTTGGATGGATCACAGAACGTGCGTTACGGTGCGCGTTTCTACTTGGGTGCGCAGATTGCAGTAGCTGAGGACATCACATATTGGGGCGTATAACATTTAAAAACAACGGGGGTGTAATAGCCCCCTTTTAAAACTATAAAAAAATGGCTTGTGAATTAACAACAGGTTTTACACTCGGATGTCTTGAAGGTATCGGAGGTGTCAAAGAAGTATTGATTGGTAACTACGATGACTTCACTACAGGTATCACTTTTGGTGGTGTAGATGGTGAGGTTGATGGATTGCCAACAGCAACTATATTTCGCTACGTACCATTCCGCAATAGCGGTTCATACGTTGAAACTGTAAACAAAAATCTTGAGACTGGTACACTGTACTTTTCTCAGGAAGTGGGTTGGACTTTTGGTAAGTTGAATCAAGAAATGCGCAACGAATTTTTGAATGTTGCAAAGGCTAAAATGATTGTATTTGTTCGCACCAATGATGACCAAATTTTATT